TAGCTTTATATTTCGGGTTAAAAAAGTAGTTAGGTGTTTGCAGTTTAAAAGCGTCACATATAGCAGCATATTCACCGGGACCTAGCCCGATGACAACTGCGTCTACTTCATTTAATAATTTTATCTTTGCTTCTTTTTTTATTGTCTGCATATTATATGCTCATGATAATATCTTGAGCTTCGAGTTCTATCATTTTCAAATAATTGTTTAATGTGTAGGAACGCTGACGGAATTGCTTACCAACAACATCAGCCCTCTCTCTCAATTCCGATATCTCTAATCGTAAGCGCCTTAACTCTATGTATTTCTTATTGCCCGATATTAGACGCTTTATCGCTGTTTCCGAATGATTGTAACCAGACTGCTGCTTAATAGACGTATAGATTTCTTCTTCTCGTTCATCCAGTTTAATATCGAAATATGTTAACAGTGTGTCCAGATCAACGCGGATTTGATCATAGTATGCGGCCCATGAGTCCTGCTCAATTAATGCATTTGCAATGTTCTTTCCATCTATCTTTAAAGTATCTTCCCATCCCTTTAGCTTATTTTCGTATTTAATCAAAAAGTCACCCAAGGCTTTGTAATCAATGTCGCCATTATCATGGGTTATCATGTTAACAGTACTCATGATTTCCCCTCTGGTCTTAATAACATGAGTTGCTTTATCTGATCTTCATCTAAATCCATGTCAGTTAAATCAAAACCCTCATATTCAATTTTCTTAGGCTGATTCTCCTTTGGCGTAGATTTAGGGGTTGGGATTTTAACCCCATCTTTAAAGCATTCAAAATATTTCTTTAGAAATGCATCATCTGCAACCATTAGGTCCATCTCTTCTTGACTAGAAGAAAGAACAAGATCACTATATTCTTTAACAAATTTTACCAAGCCATCAAAATCAGCGTCATCAACCAGCATTAACGGTAGAATTACCCTCATGTGTGTGACATAATTGTTTACATTGCTTGCGTCAATGTAAACAACGTCTTCGTTTTCTCCACGCATGATGGTGCCTTCCCTATACTTTGCTGCACCAATTAAGTCTATAAGTGCGTTATTGTTCCTATGGAAGTCAACGTTAATCCACTCTGCCGTCATCTCATCATGACACATATCCTTGAAAACTTCATCGAACACAACCGAATAGTCCGATAATATATTAACGGTTTCATCGATTGCGTGTTGATTGCGTTTAGCAATTTTGGCAGCTAATGACATATTAATCGGATTTATCCAAGTCTTCGGTTGGGATTTCATATTCCAGAACATCGTCTATTGCCTTAACTTCTTTAAAGATAGCATCCTTATACTCATCAAGATTTTTTCTCTGAAATTTATTTTCACCGAATGTATACCACGCTCCACTTCTCGTAACAACGCCTAGTGCTTCCGCAGCTTCAAGTATACCAGAATACCAATCCATTCCCGTTTCATACGGAACTTCAATGATACACTTTTGAAACGGCTTAGTAAGCCTAGTTTTTGCCCCAAACGCTTCCAGAATAATACCTTCGAATTTGTTTGTCATATTATCCTTTAGCAGACGGTTCGTTAGCATTACAATCTGCGTATATGCGAATTTCAACGAGTGGGTTATTTTTTCAGGCTCACGCTTATTCGTATAAGAATCCTGATTCTGATATGTTTGCTTGGTTGCCACAACCCCCATGCGATGCTTTCTAATGCGATGCATGATTATTGACTGGAAACTCTTAAGCTGCTTAGCCTGTTGTCCCATATCAGCGGGGTTTTCTCCCTTTTTCCCTTTCTCAGCTTGTGTATCGGTTTTTAATTCATCAAGAGAATCGATGCATATGAGGTATGGAATCTGTTCACTCTTTGGTGCCTTTTCATATTCATTAAAGAATGTAGCCAAAACTTTAGTTGCTGTGGCAATAGAATCAACGCCGTTATACGAGTAGTATGGATTGTCAACATCCACGCCAATCTTGCGCATATATTCATTATCCAGTGCATGTTCGGAATCAATAATGAAAACGCCATAACCTTTTTTCAAAACTTCCCTAGCGGCATTTCCAATTAGGAAACTTTTTCCAGTACCGGACCCACCGCCAATCATGGTCATTCGCTGTTCAGGATATCCCCCATCATACTTGCCAGATATAATTCTGTTAAGAATGCAACTTCCAGTATCAAAGAAATATTCGGGTGGATTAAGTGCATCTGAAACGTCATCCATTTTATCTGTTTGCTTTTTAACCTTCTGCAAAAAAGAAGGTATCTTTTTATCAGTCATCTATATTACACTCCATGTTAAAAATGAAAGGGCGGGAAGGAGAGCAACATGAACCATAAAACCTCCCCGCCCCTTCTTAGAGGCGGATTTAGCCTCTATTTCTATTCAAAATTCCAGCAATTAAATCTTCATCTGGAACCGAATCAGAGCTTTCTGGCTCTGCTTTAGGCGCAGGAGCTTCAGCCTGAGGTGCCGCAGCTTCCTCTACAGGAGCAGGGGCTGGGGCTTCAGTGGTTGAAGCTGCCTTTGCTGCCTGTATCGCATCTGCTGCCGATGTAGCTGTGGTTTCTGCATCAGTGGTTGAAGCAGCGTTTGACCCCTGCTGAGGGCCATACTTGAATTCAGCAACACCAAGATGTGCATCAAGATAGTTTTGAACCTTTTCAAGTGGTGGACGCTCTGGGAGCAATTCACTCAAATCCATTAATTCCAAATTCTCTGCGTATTCAGCAGGGATATCAGATGGACCCGAAGTAATTCGACTAAAAGCATAGCTACTATAGGTCTTATCACCATCTCCTGCCATTTTGCGCTTCTTGATTGTAAATTCAAATGCGCAAATGGGCTTCAATGAATCTTCAGCAGGAAGTTCAGCAAGACTTTCATCAAGTGCATCCTGAAGTTGCTTGCCAAACGTGGTAGTGCAAACCCGTCCAGTAAAGTCAACATCGTTGCCGTCTTCATCCTTAACGTTAAGAGGATCACTAATAACCAAAACCTTTACAAACGAGGTCTTGTTTCTCCAGTAATACCGGCCCTTATCCTTATCGTTATCACGATAATAGCGCTGAGATAAATCACAAATGGGACAATCTTCTGCATTCCCAAAAGTCTTGGGACAGGTAACTCTGCGTTCCTCACCATCAATCATGAGGCGATGGTACATGCTGTTAACCATGTAAGTCAGGGGATTATCATAATTTGCATCAGGTAAAATGCGAACAACTGCCTGTGCGCCATCATCCATTTCCCAGAAAGGGAAGAAATTCTTATCGACTGTTCTTTTATAACTTTCTTGAGCCTGTTTCTGCTCAGCCATTCGACGCTTGATATCAGCAACCGAAGGGACTTTATCCATATTAAATGTCATAATCTTGTCTCCTTGTAACTATTATAACTATTTCTAGCTAAAACTAACTATATGTAAGTATCATTAATACTATGAAATGAGTATACCCATCCATAGAACATTGTCAAGCACTTTTATCGGAAAATTTTACGTTTTATTTTCTGGAACCAACCAGCGGAAAAAACATTATCTTTTTCCAATTCATCCACCATACGAATCAAGTGCTTACAGACTCCTGATATTTCAGATGGATTAACGGGTGCTCTATCCGTTTTCTTCACATATGGCTTCGGTGGATCAGATGCTAGAGCATTATCACGTTGATTAAATGCAGCAAATCTATAATAGAAATCCAAGCATGTGCAACTCACTTTTACATCAGATCGATTTTTATTTATCGGCTTAAAGTAATATTCTGTTCCGTCCGGAGAAATAATCTTAGACATGCCATTATCCCCCTCGTCTTTGAATACCACATTTTCAAAAACTATTCTGGTAATGTACTTACCATTTTTAGTTCTTGCTTCCGATTCAACCTCAAGATAATTATCATTAACGTAAGGTATAAAAACCGTATTAGTAAGAGTAACGTCAGATGCCCTGTCACTTCGTCCCGGCATTTTACTGTCGGTAGATCGTAACAGTTTATTGTACGAAATCTCTAATAATACATCATCCTTTGCCATATAATCTATTTATACAATAAAGGGTAAACTGTCATCCGCATCTTCGACCATTTCAATGTCATCAACCGACCAGTCATCAGTGTCATCAACAGCTAAGGCATATAGCTTTTCATATGCCTGCTCATCATATTCCGCTAAATCATCAAGCACTCTTAGTATAATAAGGTATGCGGATATACAGTCATCCGTTGAACCACTCTTTGCATTGTATGTTTTACCAGAACGGGCGAAGTTTTTCAACTCTTTTAGTAGCGTCATTGAATGTATTTTTAACTGTTTAGCCTCTATCAACATTTTCAGTTTATTGGCATACTTCAGCTTAACCGTATCAGTAGTGGTAAAACCAAATCGTGTTTTACCCTCTTCGTGAATCATCTCTGCTCGTTCCGGGAATTCTTCGTCAACACTATAGAGTGATATTATACCTTCACCAACGCCATTATTTTCAACGGAGAATAATATTTCACAATCGTTAGTGATGAAGAATTGAATAATTTTTTTCATCAATGTGTATATTTCAGGTGAGCTAGTGTTGTTACTTCTAAATTCCATAACTTGCTCAAGAGATGGAAACTCTACAATTTCAATAGTAGTGAAGTCCTTTCCTGTACCAGTTGAGGGGTCAACACCCATAAGGTATGTGCCACCAGCTTTTATCTGTGTAAAGAATGGGATTTCATGAAGCTTAAATAGAACATTTGATGTACCCGCGTCAAGTATTTCCTTTTCACGCTCAATGACTATACGGTTGTCAAGTAGTGTTCCCTCGCCACCCAAGAATTCACACTCATATTCTTGCAGCCATTTACGCTCACCAAGCAACGACATTTGACCCTGCTTAAACGCTTCATCTCTTCCGGGAGGCATATCCCATTTAATCCACTTGGGAACAAACTTAAGCATTGTTTCTTGTGACCCCTGCATTGAATCTCCAAGCTCAGCCGTTCTCCATAGCTCTGCGAACTTATCAGAATCTCCATTCGGCGTAGATGATATAATGCAGTCACCACCAGTTGACAGAGTGGGCAAGATAGCTGACCAGAACTCTTCCTGTACGTGCTGGGGAACGAAGGCAAACTCATCACAGTACAAGAGGGAGATTGATTTACCTCGTCCTGAGCTTTCTGAGGTCGTTTCAGCGGTTATAACACTCTTGTTTTCAAACCCACAAGTATGCTTATTCCAATTCTTATCATCTATTCCGGGCTTGAGCCATTGGGGAAGCTCCTCATATGCGTTTT